GACGATTCCGCTCTCATAGTTTCCGGCTGGGTCATGCCGATGGTATCCGGTGCGCAGGTGGCACAGACCATGAAGATATTCTCCCTGCATAACAGCGTGACGTCGAAGGAGATGGAACTGCACATGAACTTTGGTGTGACCACTACCACCCTCTATCTCCGCAGCAACGCCACGGATATATAGTGGGGTGGGAGTCTGACACGAAGACGCATGGCATCTATGCGCGGGTACTGGGTGAGTCTACCACCTACTCGGCGACGGATACCACGGGGACGAATTTCTACACGTCTTACGATGAGCTGTATATTGGCACGGACCACGACGGGCTTGCCGGGGCGAATGCGATTTTCCAGGACGTGAATGTATGGGCGGGGACCATCTCTCCATGCTGCGCCATTGAGGATTACGTCGAGTTCATGGCTGATGAGGACAACATCAAGGAACACATGGTCACTGCCGGCAGACAGTACTACCTGCACCCGACCTTCGTTCCGTCGCCGTACATGGTCGACAAGTTCGACGCCACCATCGAGGCTATACAGCTGAAGGGCGTGTGATGGCGAGCAAGTGGCCGGCGCGGAACTTCTATGAAATCGAATTTACCTACGGCCTGTGGTGGGAAACCGCAGACGGCGGGGATGTCTTCCCCGATTCGCCGTATCTCATGGTATCGGGTGACGGCGACCTGACCGGTCCCGATGCCACCGAATACGCTCGGTCGGCCCTTAAATTCAGCACGTCGACCCCGGCATGGGCCAGCGTCGTAGATATCAACGAAGTTAATTGCGTCCTATGGTTGTATTGCCATGCCTACGCTTCGGCATCGGGTATCGCCGGGATCAAGATTGCCACTATAACCGACGCGTGGGATATGTCCAGCAATGCCGCGACCATGCAGGGC